TTCTGTCCCTAATGAATCCCTGTGTATAAAAAAGTATCTATCTCCTTTCCATTTTTGAGTCCATTCTATATTCCCATAAGGTGTAGATAATAATTTTACTCCTTTTGTTTCATCAATATATTTCTCAACCCAATGATATAAAACATTACAATCGCATAGAATTACATAGTCTGCCTTTATTCCATTTTCTAATAAAATTCCAAATCCTTTATCACAAGTTAAAACATCTATTTTATGTCTGTATTTTTTTAAGATATTAATGTTTTCTTCTAAACTTTCTCCCATCGCCGCTAAAACAAGATGTTTCCCTATTCCTACATTGTGTAGTTCAAATGAACTTTTTTGTGGTAAACTTGCATTTACTTTCGCAAACTCTTTCCATTTTTCTCCAAATTGAGTAAAAACAGATTCGCTTTGTGCTTTTATTTCTTTCCAATTTAATACTATCGGCATATAATCTCCTTATCTAAAAAGATAAACTGCTTCAACTCTAATTAAAACAGCTTTCGCAAAGTTCTCTCCTATATCTATTGTCGGCGAGAATTCTGTTGATATAGGATTACACCATAATGCTGTATTAGACAATGTATATTCTGCTTGTAATACTCCTTCTATATTTTCTGCTAATTTGTATATATCAGTTAACAATTCCGAATGTGGAGAATGCCCACCATATTTGCCATATATCCCAAAAATTTCAAAATGAACTGTCGCTCTTTTCTTAACTCCCGTTTGTCCTGTTGCTCCTATAGTTTCACTTTCTTCTTCCTTATCGGCTATCATTACATATATAGCAGGTAACCTATCTGCTCGTGGCGGAACAAGTTCAGGGTCTGTCGCTAAAATGTTATCATTATCTATTCTCTCATCTAATCCCGACGACAAATCAGGAGTTGCCGTAGTAGTATTATGATTTTTTAAGGCATTCATAACAGCATTAAGATTTACTGAATAATCAAATGGCATTTTATTTTATAACCTCTTTTAACACTAAATCTGCTATTTTATCTGCAGCTTTGTTTGATAACCACATAAATTCTCTTTTAGGTGTTTTCCCTAATCCGTAATTATGTTTTGCCGCATATGGAACAGAAGTAAATAGCAAAACTCCTGTTCTTCCTCTTTTCTCAACTCTTCCTGATGATGGCAATAATGATTTCCTTAAGTTTCCAGTAAGTTGTAATAATTTGTTTCCTGCCCATCCTTTTTTAGCATAATACTTTTGAGTTGATGCTTTTCGTTTAGCCCATTTTCCTTTTGGTGATTCTTCATTAGAAAAATGGTCTATAATATCCTTAAATCCATAAATTGTAGCTCCTGTTTTAAGAATTTTGTATGCATTATTTAGTCTTCTACTTGCCTTTCTTAAAAAAAGGCGCCACTGTTTATCGTCTAATATTACTTTTGTATCTGCCATTTTTTAACTTCTTGCATCTTCTTGGTCATCTATTTCATCATCATCCCTTTTCCAATCCTGCGGGTCATCTAACCCGAATATCGGTGTATAGTTAGACTTATCTGACAAAAACCTATTTGAAGATATAGGAGTAACTACCGACCCGTCAGTGTAAGTTAAGTTTATCTCTCCTTTAATAATTTTTTCTAAACTTTCGTTAGCCTTTGCGTAATCATCTAAATACTCATTTTTATCGTCTACTCTATAGCTTGTTGCTCTTATCACATTGTATACTGCAATATCTTCAGTTAACTTTGTAAGTAAAGGTGGGATAGACCCTGAAGTAAAACCTGTAATATCATATTTTGAAGCTATTACAGAATCTATTTTTGCTTCTGCTCTTTCTATATGTTTAGAAAAAATATTTGTCCCTTCTGTATCTGATGTTGTTGTATTGCCCTTTAAAAAACCAGGCAATAACTGTGAAATAGATGTTGTTGTCGCATATTTTCCCATTTCAATATGCTCCTGGAATATCTAATTCTTTCATTTTGTTTAGAATTTCTTTATCTCTTCTTCCTTCTGGTGTTTTCTTATGTGGTCTTAATACACTGATGCAACTTCTTTTAATTTTTTTTTTTTTTTAAATACTAATAACTTTATAGTTATTTCCACTTCTTGCAACAAAATGTCGCGGTTCTCCTGAGGCAATTAGATTCCCTTTAGAATCTATTTTTTCTTCTGGTAAATCATCTTTCCCTTTGTAAGGCTTAATTACCTGTCCACGAATCCTTAAACTTCTTGGTCTACCTCTTCGTCCTTCTAATACAGATGGAGATTTTTCTCTTACTTCTCTCATCGTTCTGTCCTCCTTTAATTTGATAACTCATTGGGGAGAGTTAAGTTAACAACTCTCCCCAATGGTAAATTTAATAGTAAACTTAGGTAGTATCTACAATTAAATAAGCACAAGCTGTCGCTACTGGCTTAAATTTGAACATCGTTGAGACTTCAACAAAGACTCCACTCAACTCCTCATCTCTCCATTTCTTAACGGTATACTGTGCTCCACCAGCTTGTTTCGTGAACTTGTATGCAGCACTTGCCTTCTTAAGTCCTGGATTAGGCTCAAAATATCCAAGCACCGCTGTGTTTGTCCAAATATATCCAGGTGAAGAAGTTAACCCTTCTTGTGCTGTTTCTTCAATAGCTGATGCAACAAAAACTTTTTCAATATCAAAAAGTTTCGCTAACATCTGTTCAGTTATAGAATCAGCTGAAGTATACTTTACTCTGTCTACTATTGAAGTATGAACCTTTGCTCCACTGAAAGTATTATAATCTATTATTAGCCTGTTTGGTTTATATCCTGAACTGCTAATAATTTTTGATGTCGCTGATTCAATCTGTGTAATAGGGTTAGACAAAGTAGTATTTTGCGTCCAAGCCATTGTTGAAGTAAGCGACGCTGAATTAGAATAGTTGCTTGTAGATTGTAAAACAGAAGATGCTTCAATCTCTTTCCTAAGCAAGATTTTTCTTGTTAACGCCTCTGTTACATCTATCTCAAGATTTATTGCTTTATCTGCATTGTCCTTATCTCTATCCGTTATGATTTCTTTCAAAGCGTGTTCTTCTAAACTATATGTGCTTGTAGAGACATTAAAAGTTGCTCTGTTTGCAGGCGTCCCACTTGCTCTTAATGTTTCTTCTGCTCTGTTAATACCGAAATCATAAATATAGTATTTATCGGATTCCTTAACAACAGGAACAGCAGGAACCACTTGGTCTGCAATAAATCCCTGTGGAAGATAAGCAATAGAAATCTTCTCTAAAGCTTTATCTATATGTATCTGTTTTGATAGTGGCATTTTTGGTTCCTCCCTTTTTTAGATTAAAATTTCACAAATATTATGAAAATGCTTGTTTCCTAATATTGTTAGGCATAATTAAAACTTCAATTACGCTATTAGTTGAACCTGCCTCAAGTGCAATACCTAAACTTCTCGGCACAACTGTTGTTGTGGTATTGTAGGTTTTTGTTGCTTCGGTAATTTTACCTGTGCCTGTCATCGGAGTTACTAAAGCTCCAGCACTTACACTCGCACCACAAGCAACTTTCGCTGTTCCAGCAATTCTTATTTTCCAAGCTTCTCCGGTTGCACTTGCGTCTTCCATAGAAACTCCTAATATCAAAGATGTTGCTGTTTTCCAAATATCAGCAGTGTTCGCTCCAGATACCGTTACAACTCTATATGCTGGAGAAGATCCACTGTTTGCTTTTAATGTGATATCTGGTATATCTCTATACTGACTCATTTTCTCCCTCCTTTTTAGAAAAATTAGTATTTGTCCTGTTTTGAATATAAGAGGTCATCTTATATCCTTATCAGGATATTGTATAACACAAAAGGAACATTATTTATTTTGAAACTTCTATTAATGCTTCTCTGTAAGAAACATTATGTTCCTTCGCATACTTTTCTGCTTTCCTTAATAAATCTTCGTTGTCTTTTTTAGAAGTCGTATCACCAACTTCCGAATTCTCATCAGTGTTTAAATCAACAAAATATTTCTGCAAGATAGAAACAAGAACTTCCTCAAGAGATTTTTCTTCATCTCCTAATTTATATTTCTTTTCTTGTTTACTTATTCTGTCATTGAAAATAATATCAGAAACAACATCCTTATCTACAGGATAAAGATGTCCTTCTTCAACTAATTTTTCAACTAATGAGTTTACTTCGGTTTTCGTTTGTTCTTGCTCTTTCTCTTCCAACTTCTTTTCTGCTTCTTCTTTTTGCTTCTCTACTTCTTCTGCTTTCTTTTCAACTTCTTCTTTTTCTTCTTTAGCTTTCTCAGCTTCTTCTTGATACTTCTTGAGTTCCTTCTCAAGAAAATCAATTTTTGCTTGTAACTCTTCTACTGTCATCTTATCTCCCTCCTTTAGAATTTGTTCTATTTCGTATTCCCCTACACCTGCTTGCTTTGCAGCTTTAATTAGAACTGCTCTTGCTTTTGCTTTTTCTTGAGGTGTAAGATTCGTTTGCGGTAACCTCGCTAACGCATTCCGTAAATGCGGAAGGTCAATCTTCCCATTAGCATCTTTATATGGCAGATACCTTAATGTTCTCGGGACAGTTTTCCCTTCCTCATCCTTCTTGCCTCCAGATTTTATAAATGCAAAGCTGGAGTCAGGAAGGTCATTAATAAATTTCGTATCCCATTTTGCCATTGTGCTTTCTCCTCCTTGCCCTGGTCCTGGACGTTCTAATCTTCTCATTTGACCACCACATTTAGGGCATTTTAAAGTATTACAATGTTTGTTTGTTTTCATTATGTATCCACATTCTATGCATTCACAATTAAACATCTGATTTTCTATAATCTCATTATTTTCAACTTCAAACTCATATTCAGTTACTTCTATCTCTTGGTTATTATAATAATCAAGATTCTCCGAATATAAAGAAACAATATCTTTCAAATCTCCACAAGCGGGCGTATCAGCACCCAATAAAGCAACAGCCTTTAAAAGCCTATTATACTTTTTTCCATTTATAGGAATATTCCAGAATATTTCTGCTGAAATCCTTCTGTAAGCTCCTGCCTTTATCAATTCATAAATCTTTTTAGGAACTTTTATAAAATCCGCAATAAGTTTCTTGCCTTTTCTCCTTAAGTTTTCTACCCATCCTAATGCAGGTAAACCAGATTTTTGAGCCAACTTTTGTTTTTCGTCGTGCCCTAACTTCAAATAAGGCTTTAACTCATCTTTCGTTTCATAAAATCCTTTTACCATTTCTTCTAAATCTTTATCTGAATACTTGTGCCCATTAGGATTATTAACGGCTGAAAAAATCTCCACACCTTTTAAATCTACTGTCTCAAGGTCATAATCTTTTTGATTAAGTTCAGTAAAACTTCCTTCGTGGTCTTTAATCCATTTCATTGCTCGTTCTCTTGAAAATTTATCTTTATCAAACCTTAACGCTTGAGCCTCCCATTTATTAGTATCTTTTTTTCTCGCTACAACTAATGCTACACCATCTGAAATCTGTTTCCTTCTAAAACTTTGTGGTATAAACAAATCTGGATTTTGTAATCTCCATCTAAACTCATTTGCAGTCTCATCTAATCCTGGCATTTAACCCTCCTTAACTTTAGGAACTTATATCTTCATTGATTCCTGTAAGATAGATATTTTTTATTTTATCTGCTATTTCCTGTCCTAACTTTTGTTTTACAAAAGAGTATATTTCTTTAGGTGAATAGGACTTGTCTCTCTCTTCTCCTATAGATAAAGTTTCATCAACAACAACCAAAACATTCTCGCCTGTAGCCTTCCCACTAAAAAAAATCATACAAGGAACATACTTCCCGCTTTCTTTTTTGTAATTGAAACAAACTTGCATTACTAAATCTCTTATTTCTGTTAAAGAAATTTCTTTTGCCATTGTTTCCTCCTCAATATAAAGTATGAACTGACCCACCACTGTCTTTGTATACTAACTTTGACTGCGTAGTTGAGTAATAAATAGAATTATTAGGCGCTGAAGAATCATCAGAACTGGTTGGTCTGAAGAATCCGTTTCCATCTATTACGGTTGAAGTCCCAGTTTTGAAGTTTCCATCGCTATCAATTTGTGCTACAATATGCCATCCGTAGTCAAGAATCTGAAGGCTTTTTGCTCCTGCTTGGTCACCAAGAATAATATAAGCATTTTTGTTTGCTGCACACTGTGTAAAAACGCTTCCGCCGTATCCTATAAAAAGGTCAGAATTAGATGAAAGTATCCCATCCCCCGCGTAATTAATATACATAGAGATATATTTGTCGTCCCGATTGTCGTATCCAAATGCTTTGAATCCAACACTGTGCTCTCCTTGATTCAATGTTATACCTGTGGTGCTATTCCCATCTGCTGTTATGCTTCCTACTGACAAATCTCCCGTAGTAGTGAAATCAAAAGACCCATTAGTTACATCTGTGCTTTCTCCATCCAGTTCAAGGTAAAGCCCTGAATGGTCTCCCCATCCATAAGCTGTATCCCAATTACTCTCTTTTGTAGTAGTAGGAATCACATATCCTGAAGTGAGAGATAAGACCCCTGTTGTATTATTGTAATCAAGACCAGTTACTGTTTCGGATATAGCTCCTCTCGCTCTTGCGTCTGTATAGTAGAGATTTGAACCTTCGGATAAATCGTCCGTAGAATTATCGGACAAATCATCGTCGTCTAAGGAACCATCATTGTTAGTATAGATGTCGGTTACATCTGTTAGTAAAGATTCTAACTCTGTTTCAGTATCTATTTCAGTAGAAACTACCAAATCCTCTCCTGTGGCAGTTTCTATTTCAGTAACTGTATCCCATTCTGTATCACGAGTTATAGATGAAGGTAAATCTCCATCTTGAATTGAAGATGAGTCGTAATCTGTTCCATCAGCTCTTAAATATTGCCCTGCAGTATAGCTTACAGTGCCTATATCAGATAAATCAGAAAGATTATTATCAGATAAATCGTCATCATCTAAAGAACCATCATTATTGGTATAAATATTAGTAACATCGGTCAATTGAGTCTCTAACTCTGATTCTGTATCTAAATCAGTGGATAATAAATCATCAGAAGCATTAGTATCCCAAGAAGAATAATCAAGCCAATCAATTTTATTAGAAGAATTGTCCCAATACAATAATCGGTTAGCGTCAGGGTCGCTTAAGTTTTCTAATCCTAAATGAGATAGAGAAAAAACCGTCCCTGCCAAATCAAGTCCTGTTCCTGCGGAGTAAGTAGTATTATTATCGTTCCCGACTACTAAATTGCCTGAGGCATCAAATTTTAAAAGTTTGTTTGTAGACCAGCCTGATGTGTTTACATCAGATAAATCGGAGATAGAATTATCAGATAAGTCATCAGCGTCTAATCCACCACCTGAAAAGGACGCAGCTGTAACAGAGCCTGTTCCTAAATCAAGGTCATAGTCCGCCAGAATAGCCTCTATTTCAGCAGGAGTGTCAACATTAGGGTCTGTTTCACATTCTGGAGGTAGCGTTCCACTTTCTCCACCACCTATTACATGTTTTGCATCTACCATTCCAGTAAATCCACCAGCCTTCGGAGCAATTTTTGAAATTAGTTCTATATCAGCAACAATTGGTTTGTAAAAAGCAAGTAAAAATAGAAGGGTAAATATTATCTTCTTTCTCATTTGGTTTCTACCTCCGTTTCCCCTAAATTAGCATTTTCGGAACGCCAGGCATAGTAATCTTCTGTCCATCCGTTTGAGTTCGTCACGCTTACAGTCTCAGGGTCTTCAAATCCGCCTTCAAATCCACCGACCCAGAATGTTACAGTTCCAAGCCTTTTCGGGAATGCGAATAACATATACTCCCCTTCGCCTGTAGTAATTGGGTCCCATACTTGGGTGTTATCATTTGTTATCTCACTTTTCTCAAGTCCTTCAATATCTGATTCGTTATAACCACTTGTTTTTGTGGTCTTGCCATAATATAGAGGGTTAATTGTCTGGTCAGTTGTTTGTGCATAGAGAGTAGAACTTCCTAAATTAGCTAATTTAGAAACATAAACATCGTATCCTTCAGTATACCCAGCAGAGTTAGTGATTGAGAGATTGTCATTGTCTCTAATCATAGCAAGGGCAATACCTTTAAACTTAAAATCTGTGCCTCCATCATCTTCATAATCATCGCCTTCGTCCATAGCAGTATAACTGGTTGGGTAAGCCCATACAATGTATTCTCCCGCTCCAGCGGAGATTGATTTGTTCTGTGTGAAGTCGTTTGTTATCTGTGAATTTAATCCTTCAATATCTGCTTCTGTCAATCCACTGGATTTAGTTACCACTCCCCAGAAAATCTTGTTTCTGAACCAAATCGCTGAATCATAATCTATATCCGAATCCGTGCCATCGGTTGAGTCAAGCCTGAATCGTAGATACTTATCTTTAGTATTAGGATAGTTAATATCCTGTGTATTAGTCCCTGTTGTGTATGATGGAGAGGTCATTTCACCAACTTGACTATATGAGGCTCCGTTAATAGACATTAAAACATCAGCACTTGTAGGTGGTCCATTCTCGTAACTTGCTGTGTAATTCATAGCGCTTTGAGCACGCCATACACCAGAGCCTATCAGTTGAGTAGTTGATTCTCCATCTGAAAAACCAGTGCAAGAAAAAGTAAAAGTTGTGCCTTCTGGAACAAAAACAAAATCAGTCCCATTAAACATAATGACATCATTCTTTGCGGGTGTATCATTCGCTAAGATAAAATATCCTGTGCTACCTTTTTCATCAGTTATGACTGCTGCTAATTGAGAGGAAGTAGTAGGGCTAAATACCCCTAAATTGTCGTTCACATTCGGAACATCAACTCCGCCTTCGGTAAGAGTTGCTCCTTCAATCGTTCCTGTAGTTGTTAGATTTTTACTCCCTAAATCAACATCTTTAACGGCTCCTTCATAAGGGATAAAAATATTCTGAAAAATCTCTGTATTTGCTGGGATTTCCCATCTTGAACTTGTGTTTCCTTGATAATATAATCTTACAGTCGGAGCGCTACCTCCGCCTGAAATATCGGCATAAAGTTTCCCAACTATTCTGCTTCCTGAATCTGGAATATAATCTTCGTCTAACTGCAAAGGAACAAGATAAGATTCTTTGTCTGTAATTACATTGCTATTAGAACTCGTTGATATAACAACTTCGGAAGTATCTGATTTTCTCTCTATTAAAGTCCAGTAAACTCTTAAATCTTTTGTCCCAGATGTTTTTTCTAATGTAATATACCAGTCAAAAACTCCTTTCAATAATTTAGTTGGAGATTCATCACTTGCTGAAATCCACCCGCCTATATAATCACCATCAGACAAATCGGCTCCCTCAATATATTCTTCTGCGTCTGAGGAAGGATTTAAGTAACAAGTCTTGTATCCTGTAGCATCATCTTCGTCATACATATAGTAAGCCGCCCCAAGAGAAGTTACAACTAAATCTACATATTCTTTATTTACTAAGCTTTTAAGGTCTGCTGTTCCACTAAGAGTAGAGTTTAATAAAGGAATATCATTAGTAATTGTCTGAACAGAAGTTTGGTCCAACTTCAGAAGGGTAGGATTTGTTTCTGTTATGGAATCAAATGTGCCTGTGCCTGTCACGGTGAGGTCGTCATCTATTTTTACTTTTCCTTTACCAACATTAATAATACCATCAGTTGAATCATGTGATAAACTTATCCATTCATCAGTTGCTTGATTTTCAGAATGAATGAATAATGTTGGATTAGTTTGAACTGAATGTGCAAAGTTAAATCCTGTATCTTCACTTTCACAAATTAAAAATGAATTAGAATCTGAGGATATCCCGAGTTTTAATAAATTATTATCATCAGAAGTAGAATAAATTAAATGAGAATTATCACCTGACCCAAAAGTTAAATATTTGTCACTTTGCATTCTAAGCTTAGTATACATTCTACACTCTTTCCAAAAGTTAAATATACCATCTTTTGTAATTGATATAATATCTCCACCTGTATCATTATGGAGGTAAAACTGTTCACTTCCTGACTCTACATATAATTTCCATACTTCTGTATATGGCGAAAATGTCATTGTAGAAATATTTATTCCACCATAATTATTAAAATTAATATCCTGAGTAGCTGTATGATTACCAAGATTGTCTCCTGCTCCGCCACCCCCAAGAGTAGAAGTGGAAAACATTATAGTTCCATCTGTAAAAGTTATTGTTGAAACATTTATGATATTATTGCTATCCATATCCAATGGATTAGTTGATAATGTTCCATCAAAGTTATTTGTGTAAGGATTAATATGGATATACTCAATTTTCCCAGCATTTAAAAAAGTGGTTAAACTGACAATTAAAATTGTTTTCTTTAAAATGCCCAACTTAATCCACCTCTATTACTCCACGCTCCAACTAAAATTTGATGTTCTTCTGGTAAATTATCAGCGTTATATTTCCTTTTTACAATTATCCAATCTGTATCTGTAGAAGATGCATCATACCTTTTATTAAATCCCATATATACACACAAACTTGTATTTGTATAATCAAACTTTTGGCGAGGGTAAACATTAATACTAACAACTTCTAATATCCCCGCCAATTGACTTTTATCTCCACCTATAACATTTATTGGATATGTTGTATTTGATTTTTTCCCGTGAATTAATCCCATTTATAAAATTCTTTTTCCCTTCATATTCTCAATAATATAATCAACCGTGTATTCCACATTAACTGGCGCAGATAAAGAGAAAATTAAACTATTATTTTGCTCTAACAACCATCCTTCACTAAACTCTTTTTGAAATTGCCCACCTGCTTTTTGCAATAATGCTTTATATGCTGTTTCTACAATACTTTGCTTTATTTCTATATTCACATTGTTATCTAAACTCTGGTTAGAAATAAAAATTGAAAAAACTCTAATTCTTTTTTCTTTTCCTGGTGATGCTATAACTATAGTGTCTCCAAAAGTGTCTATCGCTCCTGAATTCTGTAAGAAAGGTTTGTTATCTATTTGATATTTTGTTTTTAAGTTTCCACCAACAGACAATAGTAATCCGCCTTTTTCTTTTAATTTTCTTTCTACAAAATCCGTTTTTGGGTTTGGTTTATAATCTTCAAATTTTGTTATTGGAACTAAAACTGACCTGCAATTAAAATGAGCAGGTGGCTTTACTCTTGCTGATAATTCGCCGATTGTGAAAATCTTCCCATCTAAATACCTACAAATATCACTTGTCCTATCATCCAAAACAGAACTCCATTGATAAGCTTCCACTATTTGTTTGGCTAAATCATCAGTTTCAAAATACCTTTTTCTTGCTTCATTATATATCTCTGTTGTCTTTGTCCTTATAACTGTTTTAGTCCATCTTTCAGTTTCACTTTTTAGTCCTTCTTTTATAATCTTCAAAGCTTCTGCTTCACCAACTCCATCCTTTATAGAATGAATGAGCATATTTTTAGCTCTTTTTGTGATATTAAAAGAATAATCTCCAACTGTTTTAAAAGCTTCAATCTTTAACAAATCCAGAAATTGTTCTGGCAATAAATCTATATCGTATTTTTTAGGTTTTAAATTAGGGAATATCTCCTTTTGTGCTTCTTCTATTGACTGTTTAAATAAATCAACATAATAATTCTTTAAAGCTGAATTCATCTGTTTTAAATTCTTTGGCTGTAACTGATTAATCTGTTCTGGTTTAAACTTTCTTAAAAGCCCTTTATCTCTTATCTCGTCTATTAAACTTTCGTAAATGTCAGTCGTTATTCTATTTATAACAGGCAAGATTCTATTTTCTTCCCGATTGAAAGTTTCTAAAATATTGTTAAAATCAACTTTCTTCTCATAACTCGTAAGTTCCCTAAAAAACTTATAACTTTTTTCTTCTACTTTAATTTTATCACTTGGTTTTTTAGGAGGCTTTATTTTAGGTTTCCCCTCTGTTTCTGGAAACCCTATTATTGATTTGAAGTAATTAATTTCTTCTTCAGTAGGTATCCATAACCCCACTTTCATTGCTTCAATCCATAATTTGAGGTATTCTTCTATATCTCCGTGCGAATATGGAATAAACTCAAACCAACAATCTACATCTCCAAAATTAGCAAGAACTAACGGTCTTACTAATCTCATTGTAATTTTTCGTGCTAATGATTCTCTATCTTTTTTTATTGTCCCTAAAAACAACTTAAACTGCTCTTTCCCTAAAGCATAAGACCCGCCTTTTGTTTCAGTTCCTCCAATCCCTAACAAATCAGGAACTAAAATGCTTCTTGCTATCTGCATATTATAATAATCTAATCCGCGTATATATATATCTGCGGAATCTGATTTTTTCTCTAAAATATCTAAAGTTGCATCTTCTGGCATTGCTAACGAGGTGGCGTGTTGCACTTTCTTGATAATTTCGTGGAAGGCACTTATTTCATTTTGTGAATAATTACGAGGGTATTTGCCTATATATGTCCCTGAAGCAAACTTTTCAACATAAATAGAATAAAATCTTAAAAAAAACTTTTTAGCTTTCCAAGCAGGATAAGCTGCTCTTAAATCTGATTTCCCATATGGATTACCGAACTGCATTTGGTATACGTGATGAATAAACTTACTTGGAGAAAACTTTTTCTCTGTCGTAGCGGTTGATTGTATAATTTCAATAACGTTCCCTTTATCATCCACATTAAACTTAAAAGAATGCGGGGCTCTTGTCTTTAGAGTTTTATAAACATATTTCCCGTTTTCTACTGCATAAACAGGTTCAGTTAACGAAAATCCATATTCGTAAGATGATAACATATCCCTCAACACATCATCAAAACTACTATCTAACCCTATTGTCTCATTAATATGGTCAAAACAATCTGTTACGAACTCATTAACTTCTGGGTTTTCTCCATTAATTCTCCATCCTGTATTTACAACCATATCTTTTTTAATGGCAATAGCTGCTTTTATTTGGTCGTCCTCTATCATTTCGTCATATATGCTATAATCATTTCCACTACATAAGGGATCTGGGTTCCACGGGAAGTTATAAGATAATCCCCAATAAGAAGATTTAAAATCTGTTTCTGCTTTAGTTTTACTGCCAATAAAGGGGATTTTATTTTGCTTGTCTTTGGGCACCTATAAATACCTCCATTATTGAATTTTTAGACGTGCTAATTCTTTTAGTTTTTTTATATATTTGGAAAGCAATAGCTGTGGCAATTATATCATCATCTGTTTTTCCTTCTTCTGCTTCATATCTATCATTTTTTTTAATAAATGACAACCCCTCTTTTAACAAATCTTCATCAAAAATTAAAAATTCTGGTCTAAAATGTTCAACATCAATTGAACTTTCTTCCTCTATAGCATACTTTAAATCAGTCAAAATTAAAGTTCTTGAAGTCTTATCAGTATGCCATCCTAATTTTATTTTTGGTTTATCTTTTAGCAACCTCGTCTGTTTTATCTCTTTATACAAATTGGGGTATCTACAATCTTCTTCTAATCCCAACAAAACAGCGTGTCCTGTATTGTTATCTTCAACTGCTAATAAAGCATTATTATACTTTCTACACCAATAATCGCATTGTTTATAAAACTCTTTTATTCCACACCTTGCCCTAAAAACAAATGCTTCTCTTCTTTGAGATACATTTATAATTTTCAAAACTGAATAATCTTTTTCTCCTTCAGAAGTATCTGCTCCCGCTACAAAAACATCTTTTCTATTTGGTTCTTCAAAACAAATATAATCATCCGCAACACTATAAAACTCATTTT